GCTGCCATGATTAAGTCCTCTTATCTGATTTCAGAAAAAGTGATAGATGCACGACTGGCAGATGTCCCACCAATCCCAGTAACGAATAGTGACAGCGTCCCAAGCGACCTCACCGCTCCCGCCCGATCCAGCGTAATTGGATATCGTTGCGTCGTGTGCGTTTCGAGCGAACCCTTGGCCTGATTGCTCGCTGCGACATAACCGCTTGCCACGACCAGCCCCACCGCTGAGACGGTTCCGACTGCTGACGAGTATTCCGTAGCGCTATAAGTTGTATTTACATCCGCATAGGTTGGCGCAGCCGAAAACGTCGAGCCGACAGCAAGCTCCCACTGCACAGGCGAATTTCCAGTCACTAACACTTCAATGGTTTTGGCTTTGACGTATGCGTGATTCGTAATTCCGTTAAAAGTCGTCAAAGGACGCAGCGACAGGATGTGTGTACGAGAACCATTGCCAGCCGTCACCGTTTGCTCCGGTGTTGCGAACTGGTAGGCAAGATCATCTTCAAGCCCACCCTCGGACGAAACAGACGCACACTTGAAATGGCTGGTTTTCGTGCTGCCAATTGATGTTGCCGTGACCATCATCTGGATCGGCAGCGACAGGGTTTGCATGTACGGTACTGCCAAGTTGTTGGCGTTCAAAAACTCATGCGCCCAGTAAATTTGTCCGTTCACATCGAACCCGACTCGCACTCGGCCCATCGCAAGAAATTGGGCGTCAACAACCAGAATAAACACCTTAGTCGGATCAATTGTCAAGCCACTGGCTCCGGTTCCATCCATCGGGTCACGGTTCCAGTCGGCCTGCGAAACGGTCGTGTTAACTACCGATCCCGAAGTGCTTGACCGCAAGCAAATCTCAAGTCCACTCGTTCCGTTTTGGCGATAAATGATCCCGTTGTTAGTGTCGAACGCCCCAACTTCGACGACCGCATCCGCTACCGCTGCGCCGAATAGGCCCGTCGCAAAAATCAACTGCGACTTGCCAGCTTGATACGGCACATACTCATACGATTGAATGTAAGACGTGCCTGTACCCGTCGTGCAAGACAGGGCAACCATTCGTGTGTTTGCGGAGTGTGCTGGAGTAACTCCCCCCGTCCCTGTTGCACCGGATTCAAACAGCAACGGCTCGGCATCGTATTGGCACTGGCTCGAAAACAACGTGACCGGTTCGCTAACCCGAAACCGAGAGAACGCATCAAGATAATTGTTGTCGATGCTCGCTACCACTTCTTGCGGCGAGTCGATTATCGAGCCGTCATTTTTTTTTAACGCAACCGTCACTAAAACATTCGTCGGACTCGCTGCGGCAGTCGGCACTTCCAGCACGAGATAGGTTGCCTTTTCCCAATCCTTGGCGACCAGCTCTGTCAGGCCCGGCGAGGTTACCGTCTTGGCTGGAACAAACTCGGCAGGCGATGCTGTACGAGTATTGCTCTTGCGAATTGCGACGACGCCGGTCCCGAAGCTCGTGCCTTGCAACATTTCGAACTGGAGCGATACGGAGTCATACCCAGTCACGTCGATATATTCGCGACTGATGCCAGCGGTCGTTAAATTCAGTTCAATCTGCATTGTTTATCCTGTGTCGCTACAGTCGGCTGCGATTGTCCAAAACGTACCGAAAATATCTTGATCAATGGCAACTAAATTGTTGCGGTTGTTTCCAACGACTGACTCTACCAGATTCCAAACCTCAACCTCCACCTCGTTTCCGTCTCGGTTCATAAACGGAACAAGTTTCACCCCATCACGATACATCAGCGTGCATGTTGCCGATCCGGGCCGCAGTTCTCCGTTTGTTTCTGTCAATGCTGGAATCCCCCCGCTCGGCGCTTTTGCAATCCGCAAGGTTTCGATGGCTTGGTGATAATCAGGGACATCCTTGCCACCACCCGCAACTTGCTGCGACATTCGCAACAGGCGCTCGGCAGTTCGTCGCTTGAAACCGTACCCACCGCTCATATACCTAGCCCCAACCCGGCAAATGAAACCTTGCGATGCAACAGCCAGTACCTGTAATTATACGGGGCACCGTCTGGCAATTTATACCCGTCTTCGTCGAGTGCCACCGGATTCGGGTTGATTATCCCGTCACTGTCTCGGTCTCGGGTTCGTTTTGTCCCACCGTTCCCATCATCAACTAAATAGTAGATGCCCTGATGTAACAACCGAGTGCCCCAACCGTATTCAAAGCCTGCGTTTGGCGCTGTCTGCCGAAACGCAAACTGCGCTTGCACTGACCAATAGGTAAACCCACTCGAACCGGTCACAAGTTGCTGTTCGCCACTCATGTCGACGCACAGAACTTGCTCGGGACCAAACCCGAGGAATGTGTCGGCGTTTACTGCGTCGACGTACAACCAGATGTTGAGCGGGTTAAACACCAGCATATTTTTCTTGACAGTCATCACAAGATCGACCGTTGTGCGTGTTGCCGTTCCCAGCGGTTCACCTAAGATCGTCGTAAATGGATGCGTAAAATCATTGTCGCCAAAACTTCCAGAGTCGACTTCTTCTTCTCCCTTTTGGGATGTAAACGACAACACCGCAGCGTCGAGTGTCGGATCATGTGGCAGGTGGTCGCCGCTTTGATCGATTGTCGATAATGGCGCAAAATACCCAACCGTGGTTTCATAATAAATTGGTGTCTTGCGAACCGTCTTGATTGAATTAGCCGACATGTAGGCATTGAATGGGTGTGGCGATAACGGGGACGGAAGCAACCCCAGTTGTTGACAGTCTCGCTCGACGATTAGTGAATCATACCCCGGCTGGGTTGTGACAATATCAAATTTGCGCTGCGTGACTCTCGTGGCTTGCCCTTCTTTGTCGACTGTCAACGCCGTGTTGTTGTCCGTTGGTAATTCGTTGACGCTGTATGTATTCGAAGCCGCCATTTTAACCACCATCCCCCGGTAACGTATCAACTCCGGTGTTTAAAGCCTTGACGCTCGCATCAACCCGTTCCAGACCAGCATTTACTTCTTTGAGGAGCGAGTTTGCGGTTTTCATTTCGTCCGCAGTCAGCTTTGTGTTCTTTGCGGTGACTTTTTGGGAATCGGTTTTGTCTCCGTGGAATGTTAGCGCAAACTGACCACCCTGTGTCGCTGCCTCCTTGTACCGGGCAGCGTCCTGCGCCCGCACCTCGGCATTTTTCAACGAGGTCTCAGCAAATGTCTCTGCATTTGCCAGCATTTTGGCCTGTTCCGCAGTAAATCCGGCTTGCTCGAGTCGGAGTTCTTTTGCCGCTTGCTTGCCTTGTGTCGCAGCGACCAACTCCTCTTGCACCTTTAGCAACAACCGCTCCTGAGTGACAAGTTCGTTGACTTTTGCTTTCGCAATCTTCTCCGCTGCTGACTGTCGTTTTTTCTCGGCGTCCGCTTCAATTTCACGCAGTTGCAATCGGTTCGCTTCGTCTAGCGACTGGCGATATTCGTCCTTTTGCTCGTCGGTAGCCTCTGGTCGCTGCATAAACTCAGCCAGCGCCTTGGCTCGCTCCACCTTGTCAGCCTCGTATCGCTCCTCTGCCGTGAGATTGACCAGTGTATCTCGGTGTGCTTGGTTGAGTATGGTCTGGATCTCTCGCTCGTTTTGCGCTCGCTCAATAGCTGCCTGCTTTTCTTGCGCAAGTGCTTTCCTTCGCTCTGCGTCTTGCCTCGCCCACGCGCTCGATTGTTGATCAATTTGGTAGATTTGCGATTGGTAGAGTGCGACCAGTTGCTTGTTGCGGTCAATCTCATCCTGCAATTCACGGAAGCGCGCAGTGCCCCCGGTCATTTTTCCAATCGGGTCAACAAGTGATAATCGGTCGTATTCTGCTTGTGCGCTCGCAAGGTTTTTTTTGGCAGTCTGAAACTCCCCGGTCGTCCTCTCGATGAACGACTTTTCTTCCTCAAGTCGCTCGTAATACTTTGGGTTAGTTTTGTCTTCGCCAGTCTCAAACTCGATGTCCTTCATTTTTTGTTTGAAACGAGTTTCGACAAACCCCCCCTGCTGCTGATCCATCTGTTGCTGGAGTTTTATCGCCTCCCCCAGCTTCCGGTTCCACATTTCCGTCTGCCACAACCAGTTGCCTATTTGCTTGCCGACGCTCACCGCTGCTGCAAACACTCCGACCCCGATTACAGTCTGGGACACTCTCAGGATCGCACTGTTTTCGGCAGTTAATTGATTCATGCTGCGGAACTGCCGCACCAAGAACTCCGCTGTGTGTGACATGTGTGCCAACTCCGGCGAGCCAAACGACTGCGCTGCGCTTGCAAGACCGGATAGTGCATGCTCTGCCCCGCTAAGATTACGGGTTAACGATGTTGCAGCGTGCGAGGCTTCACTTGCACCTTGCGTTATCTCTCGCAGACGATCCGTCACATATCTGTCTGAGTTTGCCCACCTGCCCGACTCGGGGATGGGTGGCGAGTCATTCATCCGCTCAAATGCTTTTGCCATTTTGAGCGCTTGTTGCTCTAGCTGCCGCATCACATGCGAAGCGTTGTCCTCGGCATTCAGAATTAAGTCGACTGATTCGCTCATTGCTTTTCCCTGCTGATCAGTGACTCATTAAACTCGAAGTATTGCACCGCATTCAAAAACCATGCGGACTGATCAAGTGCGCCACCGGCGACTGGCAAAATTCCGTTTTTATACAAGTCAATCAATCGCAGCACGGGACGTGCTGATTTGCTTACCTCGTTCGGGCATCCAATTACTTGTTGTGACCCATATTGTTTGCAGTCGTCACACCCAGCCCCGTCACATGTAACGCAGTCAATCAGTAATGGTTCGCTAACTGTTCCCATGTTGGTTTTCACGCATTGGCTTTTGCACCCTACGCAGGCGACGCCACCTCGGATCAGGGCGATGATTCGGATGTTTTTTTTTCGTCTGCGGAAAGGTGCATGTTATACACGCATTTTGAAATAAGCTCCCTCGCTTCGTTGTAAGTCAGCACATCACGAAAGGCATCTGTGGTGAACGGAATGTCCTTCGATGTTTTCGGGTCAACCATGTTTGACCACCCGACAACCACACCGCTCAAAATGTCAATCGTCTGGTTGTATACGTCTTCAACCTTCAGCGTGTCTTTTGTTTCTGCCCACGAGTCAAGCACCGCAGCAACCTGAATGTGCGACCGCATGCTTTGCGCTTTGGCACGAAACGTCGGGGGATTAGGCTTGTCCTTGTCGACGTTCAAAACGATTGGATAGGTTTGATCTGGGTCAAGTAAAATAGGCATTATGGAGTCACCGCAAATACAATCTGAAGTTCATCGTCCCCAGCACCATCTTGATCGACCTTGTTAGCTTGCCATGTAATGTTGTCGATTTGTATGCCTTCGCGATCCCCTTCTTGTACGTTGGTCCGCTGTATTCGTCCAGCGGTAAACGTGATTGTATTGTTGGTATCCGTTAAAGGCACCGACAACCCCGTTACCTCTGTCCCTGCGAGCCAGTCCGCATACCACGCCTCCGTCGCCTGTGGAACCGACTCGGGGTTCATGGTGATCATCACCTTACGGTCGACGACTACCGCACCCTCTACTCCACCAGCTTGATCCGCGCATGTGCGAACGGTCACGCTATTGCCAGCGTCGATTTCAATCGCCTCGATACAACTGACCGGCGCTGAGCCACCGATTAAAAACGAAGTCGCCATAAATTTGGCGGGGATAAAAATCGGATAGTTTGGGGTCGGGATTGTTGCGGTTCCCGGTGTGTTCCACGTTCCGCTGAACGTCCACTCAATCATCGCAACCCGCCCCGATGTCAGTCTCAGCTTCCACGTTCCCATGCACCCGTGCAACATCTTGTAATCACCATCCTCGTACACAACGAGTGTAATCGTGCGGACTTCCGAGTAGTCCGCGCCGTCTACCGGGCCGGACGACGATGGCTTAAACGTCCACGGAGTCACAGCTTGTGCGGACACATACCCGCACGCAGGCAACAGCACCTGCGCCCAAAACGGCAGCGCAGTGTTAGCACCGTACACCTCGGTTGAAAATGTAACCGTCCCCTTTTCTAGCCCAGTGACCCCCGGCAGTTGGGAAAACGATCCTTGCCCCGGTCTGGGGATAAAATCAATACCCGGCTGGATCTCCGAATTGAAAATGTTTTCAGCGCTGTCGGCATCAACAAACGTACCGATGGCAACCTTTGTTCCAGTTGTCAATTCAATCGCCGCCCCGACAACTCGTTTTTTTCGTAGCATGACCATTTCAAATAAGCCCTCGTTTTCTTATTATTAGATACCGCAGTCGTCTGTTTGCTTCGTACTTTAGTCGCTCCGCTGCATACAACTTAGCGGCTGGTACTCGGTTGTTTGAAACCGCAAACACTCCAAGCGGACTAGCGCCGTGCAATTGCACAATTGGAAGTCTTGCCTTTGTGGTCCGCTTAAACACTCGCCCCCGCCACTTAACTCGCATGAGACCCGGCTTTGGCCCTTGGAATGCGCCGGGAGCAATCTGACGCCCTTCTCGCTTGTCCAACGTGTATGATGTGCCGACCTTGATCTGTCGAGGCTTGAAGTCTCGCAGTGGGGGCCGATATTCATGCGGCAAGGTAACCTTGTACGAGGCATTCCTTATCTGTTTCCTGCGGATCAATCTTTTAATGTCACGCTGTAACAGTGCCAGACCAAGATTTTTGTTGATGTCTTTAGCCATCCATGTCCTAAGGCTGGTTGCTGCCGTTCCCGCAACAACGTCAAGATTGTACGGGGTTTCGGCCTGAATATCACGCAACGCTGTCACGTACCCTCGCAACCCTACTGTGTTACCAACCTCTACCGATAAAAGTCGTGCCTTCATGCCCGCATCTCGTATGGGCTAAGTTCAGAAGTGCGGTACACGACAAGAACCGGCACGGTCATCCCAGCCACCCCTCCGCTTGCTTCAATGATTTGCGGACCTTCTATCATTGCGTTGATTGCCAGATTTCCAAACGTGTGCCATGACGATGCTGGCTGGCAGATTGCGACCACTACGTCCGCAACGAAATTATTGATCAACGAGTCTAGCGTTGTCGGATCCAGTTCACTGGGCATAACATGACAATGCACCTTAAACCTCTGACGCCACGCAACCGACGGCGGATTTCCTGCATGGCTTAACTGGGCATCAATCTCTGGGGATTCCTGCACAATCACAATCTGATTATGCTGCGGCGTGTAGGTCGCATACCGGGTTGGCCTGACCACTTCACTCACAACTGTGTTGGTGGGGTCCAACTGCGCTGCCAGTTCCTGAAGTCGGTCGAAAAGAACCAGTGCAATGCGTTCGCTGACAGGTCTCATCGTACCTCCAGTTGCAACATTGCATGATCCTGTGACATAAGTTCAACAATCGTCTTTCGCACTGGTGTCTCGCCATCCCTAGGCGAGATCGTAACTGCGTCACCCCCCAAATCAAGTTCGTCGCTACTGATTCCAACCGTCGAGTCGTTTGCAACGTATACAACCCACATTCCTGCGACTGTATCGCCGTCCTCTGAAAACACGGCTAGCCGGTGCCGCTCGATGACCGCATCTATCGTCCGGTCAGCACGCAGGGTTGCCCCGTAGTACCGATGCGGATGATAGGTGATGCTGACCGATTCCTTGAAATCGCCGTCGACCATGAACACGGTCGTTGCATCTGTGGTCATCTGAGTTCTGAGCGTCACGGAACACCTCCGTTACGCCCGTCTGGAAACAATACGAACGTAATCGATGACAAATGCATCTACGTTGTTGTTGCTCGTTTTTTGTATCTGCATGTAAGGCTGCAACCCTGCTGTGTAGCCCGACATATCAAATGTCGTGCTTGCACACACTCGCTGCCCGTCAATAAAGAACCGAACATCCGAGGTGCCGCCCGCAAAACTGATCACGAACTTCCGATAAGTAGCAACCAGTGACAACCCGGTGCTAACGTCGTCGTTGTCGTTGTCTCCGTCGTCGGTCTCACAAAAAACTGTCGTGGTTGCCCCGATCACTCGGAACGATGCGTGAGCCGTTAGCGAATCAATCACGTCATTGCGAGCACTGCACAACCCAAACGCCAGCATCGACGTTGCGTCTAGTGCTGCTTGACCAGCCTTGACCCGCATCTCGATATGGTCAAGCAGGTCAATGTCGAAGTTGAGGTCATCCTCAAAGGCAACACAATTGTTTTGGATTTCCGTGGCGACTGCGTTCGCAATTGTCAGTTCGCCGTTGATCCCCCCGATTGTCGTCGTGCCCCCCGCTGCGTAGGTCGCCTCCCAAGGTTGCCCCTCGGCACCGACTGCGGTGATCGCTTTCGCACCAAGGAAGTCATCTTCAAAAATGACAAAGTCTTGAATTCCAGCCATTGTAATCTCTCTTTCTTAAAACACTTTTTTGGTTTGACGACATCACTGCCGCAGTAACTTTAATCAGGGATTAGGTGCCCGGATTTTTCCACATTCCTCGCCAGTCAATCGGCTTCACACCGAACGTCTGTCGGATCTTGTATGTGTAGGTGTCGTTGAGCAGATTCCACTCATTTTCGAGCACGGGTGATTCTTCCCCTTGCAGGTATGAAAGCTCAATTGTGTCTATCGAACTGTTGCTCGCAGCGAGATACCACGCTGTCGCACTGTTGCCATCGAGTTCT